GTACCTCTAAAACCTTCGTCTAGTCTCATCGTTTGTAAAGTAGAAATAAAACCAAGACCTACTTTTGCCGTTGTTGCAGATCGTTCTAATGATATGGAACCACTAGATACAGTACGATCGGGATGCGTTGCTCCATCTACAATCACTTTTACAGTTTGACCCTCTAAATGACTAAGACCAGATAGTGTTGTTGTTGAAGAGCCTGAGTAAGCTAAACCACTATCTACAAAATGAAACTCAGTAAGTGAAGAATTAAAATCATAAGTCGATAAATACTCTACATATTTTTTTGTTGCGCCATCAATCGTTCTTTCTACAATTACATAAACTTGATCTTCAGCGGTATCAATGTCAATTACGGCAACTGATTTACATTTAGCATCTGTGCCTCCAAAGTCGTGACCATGCCAGGCAACAACATCTTGAAGTCTGTTGTAAGTTAAACCAACAAGCTTTCCATCGTCTCTTACACACCAAACAATACTAAAAGGTTCTTGCTGATAATCCATTTGCACAACTCCACTATCGGTAATGTGTTCAGCTAAGATAGTTAAATCCGGTGCAACATAAGAGTCTGAGTCAAAATTATAAGCTAGCTCTCTAATTTTTCTTTTCGCTCTTTGTAAAAATAAAGTTGAGTTACCTACTGATACTGCATCTACACCAGCTGATCCGTAATTAGATTGTTTTCTAATATTTAAGTTTGTTGGTGTAATTGGATCCTGGGTTGCTCCACTGGTTACAGTAAATTCACCGCCAGTAGTCATCACAATTAAAGTTCTTGTTGCTTTGATACTTTCAATCGCATTTACTTGATTAGATGCAATCGTATAAATCATAGCATCCGCATCAGCTGTACCTGTTGTAAAATTTTCATAATCACCTGATTTAGAAAACCAAAGTGTTTGAGGATTATTGATTGTGCCTGCAAAAACTAATCGTTGTTCAAAAAAACTTACACACTTAGGATAGTTACCCGTACCATTTAAAAGATGTGTTGTTGAGTTTTCTGTAAAACTAACTGTCGCTAAAGTAAAATTTGTGTGTCCCGTTCTTGATAATTTTTTTGTTGGATGGTTAGGATGCGTGATATACATAACATCAGCACTTTGCGCAAACTTAATATCAAAAACTTCTGTATGTAAATAAGGTGATGAGATTTCATAAGCTGATCCACCTGAAGTAATTTGACCGCTATCTTTATAAAATCTTATGTATTGATCTCCAAACTCTAAAATATAAGTTTGTGTTGTTGAAAAACTAAATGGAATTAATCTTGTATTATGTGCTGAGTTTTTTACTTCTGAAACAAAAACTGATCCTGGTCTCCTAGTTACTGGTCCGTGTGGCTGCACAACAAAATTATTTATAATTGTGCCTGCACTGTAATATTTTTGAAAGTCTGTACGACCCTCCATTCTAGGTGATAGTTCGCCTGCCGTAAAGCTCGGCACTGATAATAAAGCTTTTCCCATTATTATAATCTACTATTGATAAAATCTTCTGAACCGATCTGATCTACTGGTCCGTTTTGCGGATCTATATTATATCCTTCAGCCGCGTCTGCATGTCTTGCTTCTGAAAGTTTTGCTTGATACTTTTCGTACATTCTTGCCGCTAAACCAGCATTCGCTGTTACAGCATAAGCAATATCTGAAGCTAAAGAAGCTGATATAACTTCTCTAACTAACACATCCATTTCGTTTGGATCTGTAATTGATGCAACATAAACTAATTTTATATTGTCATCGTTTGTTAAAATTTTTCTACCTTCAACTTTGTAATTGCTATCGTGATTTGCAATCGTTAAAACTCGTAAACAATCACTTGGCAAAGTAAATTGTCTTGTAAAACCCCAGGCAGGCGTAACTGTATCTTCAGCTAAATTCTGTCTTTTAATTGCGCAGTTCCAAGGATGCGCTCTAAATACTGCATCACGGATAACATTATATCTTGCATTGCATAATCTACCGTTCTTACTGTTTTCAGTAAGCGCAATAATGGTGCTAGCTCCTAATTGGTTTAACGCTGAATTACAAATATCTACAACACTTGCCATAATAAATTCCTTTTAATTAATTAGGGGGCGGTTGCCCGCCCCCAGGTACTACTTAATGATTACGCCTCGTGGCATGGAATTTGAACCACACCAGTTTCGTTCATTCTAGTAGCTCCAATGCTCATGCAGTAATAAACTTGAGTTGCGTATGATTTATCATTTCTCTCATCTATTCTTGCAGTTACATCTTTTCCAATCGCTAATTTGATCGCGTCTTGAGTGTAAGCAAACACTAATCTGTCATCAGTATTTGTTGCATCAGTTGGCAATCTGTTAGACATGATGAATTTGAAACCCATAAAAGTATCAATATCACCTTGAGCAAGTGCTTTCACAGAATTGAAATCTGATGAAGTTACTTGCGTTGTGCCTAACAAGTCTTGGATTTGTTTTGGTCCAACAACGATAAATCTCGGTAAAGATGGATCTACGTCATTAGAGTCTAGGATTTGCTTTGCTTGCAAAAGTTTTGCAATAGTCAAACCATCAGTTTGATTTGCAGTTGCAGTTTTTTGCGAAGATGGAAGAGCAGTAGTTGATCCTCCAGCAACTCCAGTTGCAGCATCCGCGTTGAATGCAGTGATGATTACATCATCCATCGATCTACCCATTGCAGCAGCAGCAGCTTTTGCATAAGACGATGTTGGGTCGATTAACATTCTGACTTTATCTTGGTCATCAATTAAATCTGCCCACTCGTAGTCTGCTAAGCTTACTCTTCTTCTGCTATGAGGTGTATCAATTTGCGGTGTGTTACCGTGTCTTGATGATCTAACCTGTGCAGCAGTTACCCCGATTTGGTCAAAGAATGCGTTTTTCCCTTTGATAGTTTCCACATCAACGGTACCACGAAGTCTTGAACCCATTTGTTGAGATAACATGCTTACGTTTGCCGAATATTGCTCGACAAAAGCAGTTGTTATTTGAGTTGACATAATTGTCTCCTTCTATTGTTTAGTTGTTTGTTTGTATTGCGGAAGATTATCCTTGCGGGTCGATCCTTGGCTTTACACCTCTCGGTGTCTTGTCTTTCCAAGACGGCAGTTAGGTCTTAACGATTGTCTAACTATTCAAATTTACTATTACCTTTTGTGTTTAAGCTCAAGTAAATTTTGAACCTCTTTAACGGCTGCGTCATGGTTCGGATGGTTTTTATCCCAGTATGCTGAACCTTGTTTTTGCAGCTCGCCAATTTGCTTACTTATTTCATCAGGGGTCATGTATTGGGGACCATTGCCTGAAACAAATTTATCTTCGCCTACATCGGAAGCAATCTTAGCAAACGCTTTGATAAACGCTGGATGATCTCCAACTTTTGTTCCATCTGATAATGTTAAGTGTGCAAAATCCGTATCAAGATATTCTCTTGCGGCATCCATAGCTGAAGTAAGTTTAGAATTATATGCAGCTCCCCACTCTCTTTGTAGAGTTTGTTCAGCTTGCATTCTTCCTTGCTCCGCTTTGCTGTCTAAATCAGCAATCATACCGTTCGTCATATCCTGGTAAAAATTTAAAATACCTTCTGCTTGCTTAGGTAACAATCCGTATTTGTGTGCAGCATCTTTAAAATTACTTAATGCTTTTTCATCTACAGACGATCCTTCGGGTAAATTAAAATTATATTCTTGCGCTGAGTTTGGTCTGCCAAGTTTTTCATAAACTTTGTTCCAATCCTCTTCGGTTGCATGCTTATTCGGTACAGGTATTTTATCTGCGCCTACTAGCTTTTGTGCATGAATATAACTTTTTGCCAATGAAGGTATATCTTTAATACTCTCCAATGTTTTTTCAGCCTTTAACTCATCTGGTAAAGACTCTTTCCAATCAACCTGTACGGGTTGAGTGTTTTCTAATGTAGCTGGCTCAGACGGTTGAGTTGTCGATAATATCGGCTGTTCCGCTACCTGGTTTTCACTACTCATTTTTTCCTCCTGGTTTTTGTTTGAGTATGTTTTTTATATAAAGGATCACTGATCGTTGACCCTCCCTAAATGCAGTTTCGTAAGGATCTTTAGAAAAAGATGTGCTTTCGACATTGCATCGTTTTTCTAAATCTTCTAATAGCTTCTCGCCATCTTCAGATTTAAAAATTCTTTGATAGAGTTTTATATTGTCGTTAATTGCTTTCATTTAAAACTTTAGCCATCGGTGCAGCTTTATTTGCGATCTCTGCTTGTTGCATTTCTTGTTGCATTTCTGCTTGCATCATTTGTTGTTGAGCTTGTTCTGATCTTATTTGCTCAACTTGAGATCTTGATTTTAATATTTTAGCTGGAATACCTAAAATTTCTTTAATGTATTGTACTAAATTGTCGGTATCTAAATAATCCATGACAGGCGATACTTGTTGTAACGAACCAAAGATTTCAATTCCTCTCATCAATGCTTGTAAGTCTCCAGTTTTTTGAGCTTTAGCAAGCGGTGATACATATTCAATTTCAATATCAGTTTCACCCAGCATTTCTGGTATAGGTAAAAACTTTTTATTTTTATTTAGAATATTAAATGATCTTGTAATTAAAGGTTGTAACAACTCAGATTGTAAACGACCTAGCACGGGACCAAGTATTCTCATTTTTTCTTCGTTACGCTGGATGACTTCTGTTGCTGTCATCGTTGCTCCCTGGTTTGTCATTAACTGATCTACAAAAAAGTTTTGTCTGATTGCATCCCTTCTTTGTTCTTCCATGTTTAAACCTATTGGAGTGTTTGCCCCAATATTCATTGGTTCAATTCTATCCCTGGTTCCTGATCTGTAATAATTTAAACCACCTGGCACGGTTCTAATTGGCATTAAGAAACCATCATCAGGTACCATTAAAGGTGGATCTATTTGTTTTTGCGCAGCCTTAATACTTGTCTTGCTCATTAAGTTTAACATCTTAACATCTGCA